GCCGGAGTACATCGAGGTGGTCCCGAAAGTGAGCATCAACATCCGTTGAACAACCCGCCCGGCCCCGCGCCGGGCTTTCCTTTTCCCATCTTTCTGTATATTCCTATATGACCTTAAAAATCCACGATAAGCGCATCCGCGCGTTACTCCGCCACCTGGCCGCGGGCAACAGCATCACGGTTGCCTGCGCGCTTGCCGGCGTGCACCGCACGACCTATTACCGCTGGCTGGAAGAGGGGCGCGAGCACATCGAGCGAGAGGAAAAGCGGATTGCCGAACTGATCACCCAGGGGATCCCCGAAGAGCAGATCAAGCCGGAACCACCGACGCTGCAAATGCTGCTTGTGGAAGGCGTGCCGGAAGCCCAGGCGAAGGGAGAAGCGGAGCTGCTGAAGCGGATCAGGAATGCCAGTAAGGGGCCGGAAGGAGACTGGAAAGCGGCCGCGTGGATCCTCGAACGGACTAGGCCAGCCAGCTATGCTCGTCGGCAGGCGCCGCCGGAGCAGGAGGAAACGGATGAGATGGTGATTATTGGATAAGGAAATGCTACTTTGTACGGATAATCATCTAGACCAATAGCTTAGCTTACCACCACAATTGCAAATGCATGATTTTCAACACCCCTTAGCCGAGGTCTTCGGTTTTTCAGCTAAAGACCAATCCCCAAAGGCTGTTCGTTATCGCACTAATCGCCTTTGTCCTTTCAATAATAAAGTTCCGAGTTGCACGAAAGACAAAGCCAAGAACCCTCTTGGCGTATGTAGTATTAACTACAACAACAACCCCGTCATCACCTGCCCTGTTCGGTTTCGTGAGGACTGGCTCATTACAGATGATGCGGCGTCGTTCTTTTTCCCTAAAGGGACGTTGTGGAGCTCTCTAACTGAGGTTCGGCTTAATGACTATTACGGCAAATCAGCGGGTAACATTGACGTTGTGCTGGCAGCCTATGATTCAAGCGGGAAAGTTACAGATTTCGGAGCTCTTGAAATCCAGGCGGTTTACATCTCAGGGAACATTCGCGACCCTTTTGAGTTCTACATGAACGATCCCGAAGCGAATGGCTCTATGGACTGGACGACAAAGCCGAATTATCCACGACCAGATTTTCTATCATCCTCAAGGAAGCGGCTTGTCCCTCAGCTTTTGTTTAAAGGAGGCATCCTTCATTCTTGGAAAAAGAAAGTTGCCGTAGCAATCAACAAGAGCTTTTTTGATACTCTACCTTCGCTAAAAAGGGTGTCCGCATCAGAAGGAGATATCGCTTGGTTCCTTTACGATCTTGTGCCGGTATTGGAAGAGAACAACATCAGGTATCGGCTTCAAAAGATTGAGGTGGTTTACACTGAATTTCAATCTTCGATGCTTACAATAACAACTGCTGTCCCTGGCGATATTGAAAAGTTTTTTCGGTTGATTCAATCAAAGCTCGACGAAAAACTGGAAACTCCACCAAACAACAACACTTTAGATAAACTATTCTGAGAACGAACTATATGATTCAGGAATCTTTTTTTGGCCACGTTCGAGAAAGTTGCGCCTTGAAAAAGCCAGTTAATGTTTCTTCAGTACCACAACGGAGCCCATTCAGATATCCAGGCGGGAAAACATGGTTTGTACCGACCTTCAGGCGTTGGATGAATCACGCAAAAGTCAGGCCGGAACTTCTTGTTGAACCATTTGCCGGCGGTGGCATTATCAGCCTTACAGCATTGTTTGAAAATCTCGTCGAGAAAGTCGTTATGGTAGAGCTTGACGAGGATATAGCTTCGGTCTGGCAGGCGATTGTAGACGGACATTCAGAATGGCTTGCTCAAAGGATTTTGTCGTTTGATCTTTCACATGAAGCGTTGCTTCAAGAACTTTCAAAGGTTAATGTTGAAAGACGAGAACGGGCTTTTCATACCATCCTGAGAAATAGGACATCCCATGGCGGTATTATTGCCAATGGTTCAGGCCTGCTCAAGCATGGGGAGAACGGCAAAGGGATTCGATCTCGGTGGTACCCCTCAACCTTGGCCAAGAGATTTGTCGACATTAGCAACATTACCGATAGGATTGATTTCCGTCAAGAAGATGGCCTCCAAGTAATGCTGAAATATGTCAACCGAAGAGATGTTATGTTCTTCATTGATCCACCTTATACCGCAGGAGGGAAAAAGGCTGGCAAAAGACTATATAAGCACTCAGAAATTGATCATGCCCGCCTTTTCAAAATCTGCCAATCGGTGAAAGGTGATTTTTTAATGACCTATGACAATGCGGATGAGGTCAAACAACTCGCGCAGCGCCATGGTTTCCAAACAAAACTCATACCAATGACAAATACCCATAACACCAAAATGGAAGAATTGGTTATTGGGAAAGATCTTTCATGGATGCAATACTAATATAACCAACACATAAAACCATGTGTAATAACACAATAGAGTACCTTTTTCCATCGAATATTATAAACAGACATTTCTCATTATTCCCTGATGAACTTGAAAACGACAATTTTGTGTTTTTTCATGGAACCAGCATAACAAATGCTGAATCTATAAGAAAAAATGGTTTTAAATCAGCAAAAGCGCTAACCGGAAAGGGCCTAACCTCAGTAACATACACAAGAAAAAGCATAAATGCTTTCCATCATGTCTGCACACCAAAGCCTGATCAAGATATGATTGTTTTAGCCGTAAGATTCACAACAGAAGACTTAAAGAGAGTGGTAGATGAGCAAGAAGAAATAAAAGTCTGCATTCCCGAAATACAGCCTATGGAGATAGGATATTGTATCATACCGAAAACATATCCTCATATATGATATACTCAAGTATGAAAAACTGAAAACTGAAACCCCAGGGCTCACGGGGATTCGTTTTCAGAACATGCATATTTGACCAGCTCTGAACACCTTCCCGCCAGCAAGCGGCCCCCACTGCACCACCTCCCACACGCCGCCCCACTCCGGCAGCTCGACCGACCCGAACACGACCAGCGGCAGACCAACCCCGGCAGCATAAGCGGCCGTGGCCCAGGTGCCCGAACCTGATCCGTTGAAGCAGCGCGCCCATGAGTGCGACGGGATAAGCCCCGCCGGACATGGCGACGCCGGGAAAGCAGCCAGCGAATCCCAGCCGCGCGCATGGCGGCAGGCCTCGACGAGCGCAGCGGATCGCTCGGCGAATTGCCAGGGCTCAGCGCCCGCCGCCTCGAATAGGCGAGCGTGCCCGATTGTTTCCCTAATGATTGCATCGATGCCGGAAGCGCACCCGACGCCGACCGGCAGCCCCATTGAGCCGACGAGCACGGCGACGCACTCGGCAGCGGCCGCCAGCGATGCCGGCGGCCTGCGTGAACCAGTGAACCCGACCATAATCAGCTCCGATAATGTTCAATTTTATTGCACAAGGCGGAGAATGGCAGCGCATAGCATTTGACCTGTTCAAACAACTGATCGTAACTCACTATGTGAAGAGATACACGACGCTTGAACCTTTTGATTTTATTCACATACAGGTTACGACTTACAGCGCCTTCTCTGCAAAGCCGTTTATAACCACTCACGCGGCGATTCCTGAACTGGCTACGATAAACTGACATGGCGGCCTCCTATGTTTGACTGTTGAAAACCTTTCCCCGGGGGGACAGCGGCCTCCCCAAGCCGGGCAAACTTTTTCTGCAAGGGAAGAAGCGAGCTGCACAAGCGAAGCGCGGAAGCGAGCGGCCCTTGTGGAAAAAGGCAAACCGGCTTTTCTTTGGCCGGGCCACCGGGAAAAGTGATCAATGTCCGCGAAGCGGGTATGACTTCCGGCCAGCGTAGCGGAACGCTCTTCAGCTGCGCCGGCGCGCCTCTTGCCTGATCACTGCAAAAGGCGTGACGGCGGAGGCATATCGCCACTTCCGGAGGCTACTTGATGTAACTGGTACGACTGACACCATGAGCAGGCCTTGCGGAGGGCCTGGCGCGCGGCTGGCGCGGCTGTTTTTGCAAGCGGCGTGACAGGCCCGACGCCCGCCCGCTGGCGCGTCTTTTTGCCTCCTCCGCTGCATAAAGCGTGACAGCGGGCGCACGCTCCCCATGCCGCGCAGCGGCCATACCGCCCCCGCGCGAAGCGCCCCGCTCTTCATGCGCTGAAGCGGCCGTGCGGAGGGCTGGGCGCGCCCGCTTGCCCTCTTCCGCAAACGGCGTGACAGCCCGGAGCCGGACGCATGAGCGCCATGCCGCCCCCGCCGGCACGCCTGGCGCGGCAGGAGCACCGGCCGCCCGGCGCGCTTCTTGCCTGAGCCCCGCAAGAAGCGTGACGGAACAGCGGCGGGTGCGGGGATCCGGTTACCTCAGCAGGACAACGATCGGCACGGATAGAGCAGCAAGCGCGCCCTCGCGCTGTTCGCGCGCGCTGCTGCGGGACGAGACTGCAGAACGCCTTGCGGGCGCGCCTGCGCGACCGTGGGGCGCGTGCTTAATGCCGATGCACCCTCGACGACCGACATTAGCGCCTGATGCCTCTGGCGGGCCGCTTGCGTGCAGTTTTTGCAAGCGGCATGACAGAGAAGCATGAGCCGCGTATCGGAGCTAGACTGTACCACGACCGGCACCCGACGAGAATTATCGTTCGACATGGCCGCGTCGCGTCCGGCCGTTTGCGGCTCGGCCGTGTCGACATGCTTGAGGGAGGCGCATTGGCGGAGCGTTTTTGCAGCGCGCGGGCGGGCGGGATGGAGCGCTGCGCGAGCCTCTCCCGCGCCGCCGTCCGGCATTCGGGCGCGCGAGCCGCCGGCAGGCGGTTGGCGTGCCCCCGACGCTCTTCAACGCCGGGGCGTAACTCCCGGAGCAGAGCGTCAGCGGAGGGCGTTGCGGCCGGGCGGTCCGGGCCCCGGCGAGCCGCCGGGGATTGGCGGAGCATGATCCCGACAGCGTCGGGATGATGCGGAGCCCAAGCGGAGCCGCGATGTCTCGGGCGATCAGCGACGGGAGCGGAGCAGTTCAGGCTTGCCGGAATGCGAGCAGATTGAGTGCCCGCAGGCTTTCAGCGATCACGACTTACTCCATCCCTATTTATCTATTCGTAATTAATGATAACTTTACACAACAGACATCCTACATCTTCTCATACCCAGTTGAATATCTTTGCCTCATTTGTTCTACTGTTTTACCAAAAAGATCATTTACTTTTGAATAATCAGCGACAGGAGACTTTACCAGCATATCAAGAATACTTTTATTCCCTTTATCATAAAATGTCAAAATAGCGCCGTAATCCCCAAGCTTATTAAAATCTATACGAGTTTTGGCAAAAATCGGAAAATTATTAAGGAAATCATGTAACTCAACGATTAAATCATCTGTCAAAATTATAACCTGTTCAGTCGAATCAATCCATTTGACGAGATCAGCCTCACCTATACATGCCTTTATATCCTCAAATCTGACATCAAGAAATGCTTTATCTTTATTCTTTCGCATAATTTTCTCTCTATTAGGCACATCAATTTCATTCCGATGAAGCCATAGTGATAACAAATAATTATAGTTCGCTATCAAATTTCTAATTACCGGCAAAGATCCCCATTTTTGTCTATTATCATCTGACGATTTAGGAGCCAAATATATTAACTTGGAATAGTCAACGACCAAAGGGTTAGTGTTAAATAATATTGAAGGAACTCTTGTTATTCTCTGAATAGGATCTTTATTTAACTCACGATGATAATTCTGTTTAATAGATATAAGTACTGACAAAGCCTCCTCAGCAAGCAACATTAAACCATTAGTAGCATTCATTTTCTCCTTCTCTACCATAATACCATCTTGATAATGCAAGGTCTTATAAGCTATTCCCCAGCCCAATATCGAAGTGAAAAATGCGCTTGCTATCGGAAACATATAATCTTTAAATAGATTATCTTCTTGCTTCAAGCCTTTCAACGCGCCCACTATAAGATCCACCTCTTTTGCAATAAAAGTAATATCAACTGCCATAATTCACTTTATTATAATTCGTACCCCATAAAAAGTATTCTTTTATAAATATTATTACGGCTTACACCACCCTCACATCCGATACTCTGTCCTATACCCCATGCCTAGACTCGAAAACTCCGCTAGTCATTCATTACAGTTCAGCTGCACTCTTGTACCCAGAAAAGCTGAAGGGGCTATGCTTTTTTATTATTAATTTTATACGCGAAAGCGCTACTCTTCTCAACAATTGCTCGAATATCATTTATTGTAAACCCAAGAACCTGTAATAACTGAAGTTCAAATACTGCTTCTAATTTCAAAATCAAATCCCATAAATCTTTCCCCTTAGAATATCTCTCTCTCAAAGACTCATCGTAATGAGTCAAATAATTTCTCGTATCAACAACATCTCTCACCAACTTTTTACATCCTTTTTTATTACCGAAGTAATCCTTATAAGGCAACAACACAGCGTTAATCCTTTTAGCCAAAGGCATTTCATTTCCATATTTCAAGTGTGCAGATAGCCAATCGCTATATTTAGCATCGCATTTCTCCAGTAATTCTTCTTTCATCACATCAAACTCATCAACATTCATCAACACTCCTCCAATAATCCTGCGATGATATGTCTCAATGCCTTGCACTAACGCTAAAAACCTACTTTCCAAATATTTAAGATCACCAACTTTTGCAGAAAAATAAAGATTCATTGCTGGCTCTATATTATCATAAGCTAACAACCAATTATTAATTATTTTTTCAGCCTTATCGTAAACCTGCTCAAATCTAAAGAGCATATCATGCAAATTTATTTCAGGCACATTTTTACTAAACGGCCTGCTCCTCCAGAAATACTTCATCACAACATATCGTTCAAGATCTTCTCCATACTTTCTCTTTAACGATTCAGAAGTCAGCAAAACATTATCAATACTGACTGACCTATCAATAGCAAAACAAAGCAGTGTTGTAATCTTAAATGCAATATTAATAAAGTTCTCTATTGGTAATGCCTGTTCCGATTTTATTACAAAATAAACTTTTTGAGAAATTTTTGCATCTTTTATACATGGAAACCCGGGATAAGTCGGTTCAAAAACGATTGAAAGCGTTATATCGTTAGCAAGATTCAGTTGAATTTTTTCCGGAAGTTCATATGTAATCGACATCTCTTTAACGCCTTGCGAATAATCTACCTTTATTCCACTTATACCCACCCATTCATCTAAGCCTTCGATCGAGAATTGAAAAGCATTAATCATTATTTTCTCATCCTCATCATAACTCACCTCAAGCAATGCCGAAGACACATAAACACTCGATTTAGATATCCCACTAAAAGAAATATTTCGATTTTTGTATATACAACCATCAAGTGTCACTAATCCAAATTTCTCAACATGACCATTGATACGTTCCAGTTTCGCATCTCCGGTAAACATATTTTTGAAGCCATCAATAGACTCATCAAAAGAACCAACAATATCTAGAACTATCTCTCCCCCATCACTTATAAATAGTGTCCCTGGTATCTTGTTATTAATCCTGCCTGGTAACCAAAAATATCCGGACAACTTAAGTTCTTCTTTAACCCTCATATATTATTCAAGAATTATTTTCTACATACAAAGATCATCTATTAAATACCGGTTCCCTCCTGTAATTATTCTCTTCCCATCTATCAGGCCGAGAGCGGTAATACGGCTTCACATGCTTTCCATCCGATCGATAATACCCGCGCACATATACGGCATCAGGTGGCGGCAGGGGCTTCGACGAGGCGCAAGCTGCCAGCAGCAGCGTCAGGAGCAACACGATTTTTTTCATGGTGGGGGGCCATAAAATTAACGCCTTTTAAAACGGACAGATCATGATACAGATACCTGGCAGTTCGACGAACAGATGACGGACAGATTAATCTATTGCCGAATAATACGATATAGCGACACACGAGCAGAAAACGGACAGATCGCCGAACAGATGACGGACAGATCACGGTACACTACTATAGAGAATTAAGAAAATAGAGCATTAATAAAGAAGTAATAGTCTTCGTGCTGCGTTTTGATGTTTCTGGATATTTCTATTAATTTCCATCGTTACAGGAAATTTCTGACAATATCCATACGCCTCGACCATGAAAATCCTCTTCCCCCTCATCACCCGCTTCTTCACTTCTTCAATCCGCTACGTCGACGAGCCCGGAGCGGGCAGCGGCGCTCCTGCAGGCGGAGGCGGTAACACGACGTTCACCCAGGCTGATGTAGACCGGATCGCAGCCGAGCGCGTGGCGGCTGCAACTAGCCAGTACAGCGGCATCGACCCGAAGGAGTTCGAGAGGCTGAAAAACGAAGATACTGCGCGCCAGCGCAAGGAAGCTGAGCGAAAGGGCGAATACGAAAAGATCATCGCACAGCAGAAAACCGAACATGACACCGAAACCGGCAAGCTCAAAGCGCAGCTTGCTGCTGAGCGGATCGACGGCGCGCTCGTGCGCGTGGCGGCCGCTCAGAACGCCATCAGCCCGGAGCAGGTCAAGGACCTGCTGAAGGGCAAAGTACGCGCGACCGAGGCTGGAAGCCTTGAAGTGCTCGACGCCGAAGGCAAACCGGCATTCAAGGCCGGCAAGGCTGTCTCTGTAGCTGACCTGGTCGAAGGCTTCCTGAAAGAGAACGCTCATTTTGTGGCCGCCGGACCTGGTGGAAGCGGTGCGCTTGGGCCCGGATATGGCGGTGGCGGGGCAAGCACCATGAAGCGGAGCGCATTTGATGCTCTCACGCCGCTGCAGAAGAGCGAAGCAATCGGGAAAGGAATAACCATCATCGACTGAACAACTAAACTGATTTGGAGGAAACATAATGAGTAACACTCTGACCGGATTGATCCCGGTGATTTACACGGCCGTTGACCAGGTATCTCGTGAGCTGGTAGGCATGATTCCTGCCGTGACAATCAATGCCGGAGAAGCCAATGCCGCCGTCGGGCAGGAGATCACTTCGCCCGTTACTGCCGGTGCTACTGCCGTCAACATCACCCCCGGCCCTGCTTCGCCTGATTCTGGTGATCAGAATCTCGGCAAAAAGACCATGACGATTCAGAAATCAAAAATGGTTCCGGTGAACTGGACTGGTGAAGAACAGATGGCTCTCAACGGCATGCACAATGCCGTATTGATCGACCAGTTCTTCCAGGCCATGAGAACGATCACTAACGAAGTTGAAGCCGACCTTGCCGCGCTCTATGTGTACGCAGCGCGCGCATTCGGTACAGCCGGAGCTACACCTTTTGGCACCCCAGGCGACTTCACCGATGCAGCAAGTGTCGTCCAGATCCTCAAGGATAACGGCGCTCCACTCTCTGACCTTCAGCTCGTCGTGAACACCACGGCAGGAACGAACCTGCTCGGCAAACAGTCCCGCGCTGATATCGTCGGCGAAGGGAACATTCGTCGCATCCAGCAGCAGGGTATCATCCTGAAAACCAGCGGTTGCCAGATCAGGGAGAGCGCCCAGATCAAGAGCGTCACCAAGGGCACGGGCGCAAGTTACCTGAGCAACAATGCCAGCGGTTACGCTGTTGGCGCTTCGGCGCTTGCGCTCGATACCGGCAGCGGCACGGTGCTGGCTGGCGATGTGGTGACATTCACAGGCGACACGAACAAATACGTTGTCGGGACCGCGCTTTCCGGCGGTAACATGGCTCTCAACCTGCCTGGCCTGGTCAAGACGCTTGCCGATAACGTGGCGATGACCGTTGGCAACAGCTACGCGGCGAACATGGCATTCGCCCGCTCGGCCATTCATCTCCTCGCCCGCACGCCCGCGATGCCGAAGGAAGGCGACCAGGCTGATGATGTGATCGTGGTTACCGATCCTGTCAGTGGACTGGCATTCCAGATTGCCATGTACAGGCAATACAGGAGGGTTCATTTCGAGGTAGGCCTTGCATGGGGCACGGCGTGCACCAAGAGCGAGCACCTTGCGCTCCTGCTCGGATAATGTTCGTTCGTTTGTTCAGCAGGCTCCCCGGTTCATTACCGGCCGGGGGTCTTTTTCAAATCTCTTTTCAGCCACCTGATTCATGGCATTCTCTTCTGACAGCGATCTGCGAGCAATTCTTCCCGCCATCTTCAACCATGGCTTAACCAGTTTCGCGCAATACCACGAACCTGCATCAAAAGAGCTTGGCCGCGATATCCGGCATCTGTGGATCCCCAGGCAATCAAGCGTCCTTTTCAAGGATTTCGACACTGACCGGCTTGACGCTGACCAGTGGAAGCAGGCCGCATGCCTGCGCGTGCTGGCTTATCATGTGCTTCCGCGCCTTGTGCTTGAAGCCACGCTGACCAGCACTAAAACCGCATCCACTAATGCGACAAAAGCGGACACGGTAACGGATTCGACGACCAGCACTTCGACCGTCTCAACGCCTGACTATGCCGCTCTGATCACTATCTATAAGGCCAGCTATCGGGATGAGATTGAAAGCGCCATCAATGACGGCGTTTACTACGACTCCGGAAACGGCCTCAAGTGGATCCAGTCCACCGGAAAAGCTGAATCACAACGCCGAATTCGATAAACATGGCAATCGACGAGACCTATAAACCGGCGACTTATGATACCGGGATTCTTCGGGGTGACAGCTTCCGCCAGGTGTTCAACTTCACGGCTGCAGGGCTCCCGCTCAATCTGACCGGCTCGACGCCTCGCATCCAGTTCAGGACGAAATCGGGAGACCTCATCGACACCTTCACTGAAGGCGCCGGGCTGGCTATAAGCAGCAATTCCCTCATCTGGACAATCAGCAAAGACCGGACCGCAGCCTATGACCTCGGCAAGTACCTCTACGATATCGAAATAACTGCCGGCGGAGAAACGAGAACCTACATCTCCGGCACGTTCACCGTCCAGAAAGACCAGACCTTGCCATGAGCGGAGAGATCACCATAGCCGTCAACCCTTCGAGCGTTGAGGTGAACATCGCGCCGGCTGCCGCCATCACCATCGAGGTGGCAAACTATGGCCTTCCCGGGCCGCAAGGCGAGCCTGGCCCGCAGGGAATTCCTGGTATTCAGGGCACTCCGGGACAGCAGGGAATACCTGGGGAAGTATCGCTTGCGCAACTGAGTGCGGCTGTAGGCGAGCGCGTAGCGAAAGCCGGCGACACGATGAGCGGGCCACTTGTTGTGCCTTCGCTGGCCGTCGGCAACAGCAATATTCCATCCATAGGCGGGGTGACGCTCCGAAATAAGATCATCAACGGCTACTTCCAGATAAACCAACGGAATGTAACCGGAGCAGTCACCCTTTCGGCAGGTCAATACGGACATGACCGCTGGAAAGCTGGAGCATCGGGCTGTACCTACACGTTCGCAACGAGCGGAATCGATACGATAGTTACAATCATATCCGGCTCCCTGCAACAGATCATCGAGGGGTGCAATATCGAGGCGGGGAATTATATCATGTCGTGGTACGGGACTGCACTAGGAAAGATCGGCAGCGGAAGCTACGGCACTTCGGGCATCATGGCAACCAATGTCACCGCAAACACAAACCTGACCGTTGAATTTGGTACAGGAACACTATCCAAGGTGCAGCTAGAGATTGGCTCGGTCACAACCGTAGAGCGTCGTACATACGGGCTTGAAATGCAGCTTTGCAAGAATTATTTCCAGGCATTTACCGATGCATTACTGATAGTATATGGCGCTGGCTATAGCAACGACTCAGGGATTGCCTTACCATTGTCATTCCTCACACCCATGCGCATAGCCCCTACGGTGACCATCATAAACGGAAATAACGGGGGTGCCCCGTCTAGCCTGACCATCACGAATATCGGGAAGAGCTCATGCGTCTGTCGCGTCGATCCGACCACTGCGTCAACACATATGTATTATCAGTGGAACATGACCTTAAACGCGGAGTTGTGAAATGTATAAGAGATTACGCGAGAACAGCATAACCGGAGAACCCGTTCCGATCGTCCACCGCATGACTGACAACGCATTCATCCCTTTTGACCTGGAAAACGAAGAATACCGGCGTTTCAAGAACGACATCGCAAACGATGTCCCCCTGCAGGTTCATGACGGCCGTTACATGACGTCCGAAGAGATTGAACAATATTTGAAGACTCTTCCCTGATAGCCGGAATATCAACTCAATCTGAGCAAAATCAAGCGGCTATGACTACAGCAAAAAATGGTACCTCAAATGACTGAAGAGGTCTGCTGCACTCAGGTCATTGAACAGGGTGAAAAAATCCATGCACTCGATGATCGCCAAACCAGAACGGAGGATGCCGTGAGGAAAATCTATGACCGGATCGACACAAACCAGAAATGGACGATCGGCCTGATCATGACCGCCGTGGCTCTCGTCGTTGAGGGCATTGGGCTTTTCGTTGCCATTATTCACTATGCAAAACCATGATCTACCCTGGACACATCATCACCAACGGCGAAAAAGACGCTGAACTCGTCCTTGAGATCAAGCGCCGCCTGAACGAAGCGCTCGAGCCCGCCGGCAAGATTCGCCTGCTCGACGACCTGAACCCCACTTTCGAGGCGATGACCATAGCCGCCGTGAAGCTCTTCCAAGCGCGCCATGTCGACGCCGCTGGCCACCCGCTGCAGCAGGACGGCCAGATTGGCCCGCTCACCTGGGCGGCGCTCTTTGACACCGGCGACCACGAATACGCTTACGACGCGCCGACGGCGCTGCTTAGAAATGCGATCGATGTCGCCGGAAAGGAGGCCGAAGCCGGAATCCGCGAGGTGCCACGCAATTCAAACCGCGGCCCGCGCATTGAGACCTATCTGAAAAGCATTGACCTCCCCGGCGGGCTGTCATGGTGTGCTGCCTTCGTTTACTGGTGTTTCAAAGAGGCATCGCGCCGGCTGGCGGCTGGCACCGTATGCCCGCTTGTGAAAACCGGAGGATGCCTCGACCACTGGAACCGCTGCGAAGCGTCCGGCGCGCGGCGGCTCAAGGCCGCCGATGCGCTGCAGAACCCCGGCCTGCTCAGGCCTGGGCACATCTTCATCATGGACCACGGGCGCGGCCTCGGCCATACCGGTGTCATCGAACGAATCAGCGGCGGACTGCTCTACACGATCGAAGGCAACACCGACGCGAGCAAGACGCGCGAAGGCGGGGGCGTTTACCGCCTGACGCGGAAGGTGGGCGAGATCAATAAAGGCTTCATCGACTACTCAAAAGCACCAATCGCATGAACATACTGAAAACCATCCTCGGCACGGCCGCGCCCGCGCTTGCAACTGCTCTCGGCGGGCCGCTGGCCGTCAGCGCCGTGAAGTTCCTTTCCGGCAAGATCCTCGGCACCGACAACGGCACGGCCGATGAGATCGCCAAGACGATCGAAGGATGGACGCCTGAGCAGCGGCTCGAACTGCAGAAGCTCGACAATGAGTACAACCTGTCCATGCTTCAGCAGGGCATCAATGTTTTCGAACTCGAGATCAGGGACCGTCAGGGGGCACGAGATATGGCCGTGGCGGCAAAAAACCTGTGGCCTCAGATCGTTCTTGCCATCATCTACAACCTGGGCTTCTTCGGGATTCTCGGGGCACTCATCGCATCGATGGGCAATACGCTGCAGATCAATTCGGCCATCAAGGATACCCTGATTCTCCTGCTCGGTGTCATGGCCTCAGAGTTGAAGAACGTAAACGCCTTCTGGGTCGGCAGTTCCTACGGATCGAAAGAGAAGAACGACCAGCAGTTTGCCGCTCTGATGCAGCAGCAGAAAAGTAATGCATGAAATTCGCCATCGACAGGGGGCGCATGCTTCCACACCAGCGCGCCTGGTGGGAGCTCCCCCACTTCTTCAAGCTCCTTGTCGGCGGATATGGTTGCGGAAAAACCCATATCGGCGCCCTGCGAATGCTCTACCTGAGCTACATCAACAGGCCTTACCCGGTGCTCTACGTGAGCCCGACCTATCCCCAGGCGCGCCGGACAATCGCCTATACGCTTGAAATCCTGCTCTCGACAGCGAAGGTCCGATACGATTACAACCGGACGCACCACGAGTTTTTCATTCCCGGGTGGAAAGGCACGATCTGGATTGCCTCAGGCGAGATCCCGAACAGCCTGAAGGGGCCGAACGTGGCCGCCGCCGGCATCGATGAACCGTTCATCCAGTCGAAGGAAACCTTCGACGTCGTGATTTCGC